TGTTGGTATTTCCTCTAAAATTGGTTCTTTTGTTTCTATATTTATACCTATAATTCTATTTCTTGTATAGTCTATACTTCCATATTCAATATCAATATAATGTAATTCTTTTATTGTATCATGCTCTAATATGTCTCCTGTTGCTTCTCCAGTTTGGAGTAATATTTTACTAGTTTGGTCGTAAATTATTCTATTTGTTCTATTCACTTTGTCACCTCTTTTATATAATTTTTATAGCATGCCAAGAATGTAAGTAGCTAGAAGCATTGGGACTGCTTGCAGGAACATTAATACCTTTATTATTCATATATACATCACGCTCATTATTTGAATAAATAAGTCCACTTCCACTAAAATCTTGATTAGAATTTTTTTTCTTTAGTAAATACAATTCTAGCCGAAAAATCTTTTTTATCCCAAAACCACTTTATATTATAAGTAGCAATAACAATGTGTTTAAAAATATAATTATTAGAAGTAACATATTGACATCCAGCAACAAAAATATTAGGAATAAAACCTAAATTATCAATCTTAAGCCAAGTACCAGGTTGTCTACCAAAGGACTCTCCATATAAATTAGCCATTAAAGAACTATTTTTAACAACATCAATAGTACCACTGGCATATTTATATTTAGAATTTAACTGTGATATAGTGTTATTAGCTTGTGTTAGCTGATTCATCAAATCTTGCACACTAGCGTCTGAACTATCAAAACTTGTTTTTATTTTCTCTGATAACTCTACTAGCGTATTATTTAAACTTGCTTCTATGTTCTTTAATGCTAAAGTATTTATAATACTTGTTTTGCCACTTTTGAATGTATCTTTAATCTCTATCCATTTGTTTGTAACTTCATCTGTTGTAGAACCAGCAGGAAGAGGTGCAATTCCTTTGCTTATACTTAGTACTTTTTCTGCTGTAGCATTAGCACTGTCTGTAACAACTATTTTAAGTGTGTGTAGTGCATTATCTTCTACTGTATAGTTAATTGTTTTTTCTGCTGTTAAATCTGTTGTTATAGTTTCTTTTAGTACATCATCTATAAAATATTCTATCTTAGTCAATAAAGTAGGGTCTGTGTGGTCAGCTTTAAATGTAGCTGTAGTAGAATTGTAAGAAATTATACTTAAAAATGGCAATGCTTGTAGTAATGTTATTTTAGCATAACCATGAGCATTACTAGTATTATCACCTGCAATACTATTAACATTTTCTAACCAATATTCAGATGTTGGTATATATCCTTTTGGTTTATAACTATCTTTAGTTAAAGCATAGCCACTTCCTCCTCCACCTTTTCCAAATGAAGCATTATATGAACTACCATAAGCTATGCCACCTTCATACTGACTACCACCAGTGCAAGTGTATCCACCTCCAACGCCTATGCTACCAACAAAACCACCACCTAAACCAAACGAACCAACAGTAGCAGCTCTACTACTACCACCGCCACCTGCAACTATTATACGTGATAGCAATCCTTGCGGATTATCCCATTCACCACCAATAAGCCTAAAATCAGTAGCACCACCACCACGAGATGAATATTTATAAGAACCAACTGTAACATCATTAGCACTAGCACCACCATTATAACTTCTAGAAGAAGAAAGAGGCTCTCCAGAATTAACTTTTTCATAACCAGATTGACCAACATAAGCATATAAAACAGTTTGTTTTTTTAAAACAAGTTCACCACAAGTATAACCACCTTTAACTTGACCAGGTGGAGAACTTGTCCTACTACCACCACAAGCACCCCAGCATTCTAATTTATATTTAGCAGGTTTTAATGTTACACTTTGTTCTGCACCTATATAATCAAAATTCCATTCTGTCTGCATTTTATTCTCCTCTCTTATATAGGTAACATATCATTTTGTATAGATATATTAACCTCATTAAATTTTTCTATCTTTGCAACCACTTCATCTATTGCCCCTTGCACATTCGTAGCAGTAAGATTACTAGTAGCATTATTATAGCTTGTTTTCTCTGCTGTTGTTTCTATACTATCTACACTAGCTTTTACCTCATTTAAGGCACTAACTATATTTGTTTTATCTGTTGTAGTAAGTTGTGTTGTATCACCTATTTTGTTGTTCAACTCTGTTTTAGCAGTTTCTATGTTGCTTGTTAATTCTGTTTTGGTTGTATCAATTTTAGTATTAACAGTACCTATTTTAGTTTCTAAGTCTTGTATATCTTTGAGTGTTGCAAAGATTATTGTTGGGTCAATTTTAAGTTCTATATTATTTACATTAGATACAATAAGCACAGTTTTAACCTTCATGTCTACCACTGCACCTTGTTCTATAGAAGGTTTATAACACTCTTTGTATTTAGAAATGGCAATTAAATTATTTTCATCATCTAAATATCCTATTTCTCTTATCATAAACCTGCCTACACTTGATGGTATTAAACTCTCTAATATTATACAATTTGGTGCAGCTTCATCTGTAGTTGTATTTCCGATATTGCCTTCCCATACCACATTTTTAAGAGCTGTCTGACTCTCAGTTGGAGTATATTCACTCCCTCCTCCATCACCAAGTTGAATTTTTACAAATCCCACTTTATTACCTGTGACACTTGCATTTGCTATCTTTGCTTTTCCTACATCTGTAATTATAGTGTAATAACTTTTATCTATAGCCAATATATCACCTCCTAAAATATTGTTACCTCTTGGTATCCAACTCCATTGCCAGTTAATACATCAATTTCTCCATAAGTTTCTATATCTGGTGGACTCCAAGGGTATATAGTTATTTCTTGACCCATTAGAGTTGTTATACCAAAATTCATATAATTGTCTTTGCTTATAAGCACCCTAGTATAATCTAAAGTCATATTACATGGCTTAATATTACTTACAAAAGAATGAACTTCCTCAAACCAATCCTGATTTCTAGCATCACTTTCTAAATGTATATTATAAGTAGCATTATTTATAGTTAACTCATAATTACCTTCTCCAACTATACTATCTAACCAGTTCCTAAGAAATCTCTCTGAATAAGGTAATTTACTTATATATTTACTAAAAATCCTAAATCTTCTATCTTCTAAAGTCTCATTTGACTTGGGATTTATAGACATTATCTTTTCCCATCTTTTTATACCACTTATAGTTAGGTCCTCTAAAAACTGGTCATTTGATAGGTCATTTAATTTGTCATGTAATGTTTTTATTTCTTTATTTTCTGCATTAAATACTTTTATATATTCTTCTTTATCTTGTAGAATTTGTGGCAAGTAATTTATTAGATTAATCTCTTTATCCAACTACCTCACCTCTCACTACTATGCTGTTACTATCTATTGTTAGATTAGATTTAACATCATTTATCATTGTATTTGCAATGTCTAATTCTCCATCAATACTAAGTAATCTAGTTTCAATTTGAGATATACGAACTATTAAGTTTTCTTCATCTTCCCAACTCATATTAAGTTCATTTAAATAGTCGTCAATTACTTCTTCTGCAATTAATTTTATATTCTCCCAAGTGTAACCACTCTTGTATGTTATCTCTGCTGATATATTTATAGTTGTACTTGTAACTCCTTCAACGGTGACTCTATGACCTATTGGCGCTAAACCAAGGCCTTCTCCATGGTGCTCAATTGGGTCAATTTCTTTTTAAACTAAGTTTACTAATTCTTCACTTGGTACTTTGAAATTAGAATTAATTATTACTAACTTAACAGTACCTCCACCATCCCAAACCGGATAAACCTTAACTCCTCCAACATCAGGCAGTTTATTAACTTCATCCTTATAATTCTGTATATTACCACCGAAACTTTGTGAGTTTAAACTATCATAGTATCTTTGTCTTAAACTGTCCTCAGATTCTTCATCTTCTCCATTTATTAGTATTTCTGTCAATTCTGCTGTTTCAAGACCATCTATATATTCGATAGGTATTAGTTGCCCCAACTCAAAAATAGGTCCAGCAGTCTCACATTTCATCTTATATATACCTTCAGATATTCTCTCAATTGCTACATAATTGTACTCTCCTAAATTAAAGCGTAAATCAATAGGAATATCTATGTTAAAAACTCCTTTTGCAATTGTATTAGTGGCTTCGAGAGGTGTGATTCCTCTCTCTTTACATCTCTTCTCTAAATAGTAATAACTAGCAGTATCAACAAAGGTTTGGTCTAGTAATTCATCCATTGCAATGTATGTTTCTGTAAGCTCCACTGCAACAGGAGCAAGAGCATTATATATTATAGAACCTTCTCTTTTATCAAGAGTATCTGGTACACTATCTAACATTCTTTTAATTATATTTTCAAATGTCATAAGTTCAAACACTAAACACTCACCACCTTCTCTGCTTTTATATTTCCATATTTGGTATGGACCATAAATTTACAATGTACTTTTCCTTTTACATTTTCAAACTCAAAATTATCTACATTTTCAATCCTATCATCTTGAATTAGTGCTTCTTTGATTCGCCTTTCAAGTTCGGGTATTACAAAGGATATAGGCTCTCCAATAAGGTCGTTCAACTCGACTCCATAATTCCAAGAGTAAATTAAATGTTGGTATCTCTCTGTGTTTAAAATTAAAAAGATGGTTTGTTTTAATGCTTCCACATCATCACAAATACCATCTATCTTAGACTTTTCTATATGAAGTTTAAACGTCTTACTTGGTTCTTGCCTTACATCAAAATTAATTATTGATACATCTTCAATATCATAGTCAATGTTATCTGTTGGTATCACTTTATCACATCCTATCTAATATTAAATATTGTTGTCCTCCTTGCATACGAATTAAGACTAATTTATCTCCTATCTTTTTATCTGTATATCTTTTAAATGTATCTGTTTGTATTAGAAAAGATTCTTCAAAAGATACTTTTTGCTCTATCTTAACTACTAATGGATTAAGACTTTCTATAGTTCCAAATGCAATCTGCATTGGGTTGCTTGTTTCTACTGCATCCATTGCTGCTTTCTTGATTATTTGCAATAATTCTTGTGACACTTTATCACCTCACTTATATAAATCTTCTTACATGTGTATATGCTTTTCCTTTTCTATATGAATCAACTGATTGTATTTTTACTACATCACCAGTCTGTGGTGAATGAATCATTTGACCATTTCCAATATACATCATTACGTGATTACTACTGCCTCCACCAACTCTACATAATAAGTCTCCTGCTTTCCACTTACTTCTATCTTTTAAATCTACAGCTTTACCTGCTTTACTTTGTGCAGAAGCAGTACGAGGAATTTTTATACCTATTTGTTTATAGCACCATTGCGTAAAACCACTACAATCAAATGTATTTGGACCTTCTGCACCATACACATATTTACAACCTAATTTACTCTTTGCTATATTAATTAGTTTATCTGCTTTAGAATTGTTATTTGTATTACTGTTTTGGTTATTACCTTGAACTTGATATGTTTGTTCTTCCTCTCCATTTATAATTATATACCCTTTTCTTTTGCCAAACCTATTGCACTCACTTGCTGTAGACATTAATATATCTATGTCATAAACTCCTGATGAAGATATATTAATAGCACTTCCATTGTCTCTAACCGTATAAGTTTTTCCATCTATAGATGAACCTGGTAATATTACTTTGATTTTATCATTTAGTTTTATAAATGGATGGTCCTTTAAAAACTTTTCACTATACCAACTTTTATAATATTTCTTTACATCCATAGGAGCTGCACAAGTTTGATTTTTAGGCACTAATTTTTTTCCAGTACAATCTTTATCTCCACCTTCTATACCAGGTCCAGGATAATATGCTGTAAATAATGCTGGTACTTTTCTTCCTGTATTTTTTTTCGTAGTACTTTGTGCAGGACCATTTTGTTTCTCATTTTTATTATTACTATTTCCACTTGAATATGAACTTGAAGAATAAGAAGCAAATTCGTCTCCATCAACCAAGGTCAAATCCATAAAGTGTGAATTATTTTCAAATGTATGTTTTACTTTCTCAACTAACATATAATTTTGTAATTCAATATCTCCTAAATCTAAAAAAACAGGTATTAAACAACCTGCTCTCACTCTAATATCACCAAGTACATTTTTCAAACTCAATGACTTAGTTTTCTTATTATATAGTTTTAGAAGTATATCACACTTTTGTTTTATTTCTGCTTCACTCATGTTTTTATCAACTGTATCAAACATTTGAAGTATTCCCCAGCTCCTTATATGTGTTGAGTCTTGAGCAATATACACATCTCTTTTTCCTGTTTCTTCATTATCTCTCACAAGTTTAATCTTTGTATAAGTATCACTATCTATTGATGAATTATAGTCAAAATCTTCTATTACATCATTATTCATAACAGTATCTAATTTCATTGATGCAACATTCTTTAATGTTATTCTTCCAAAATCATCATACAAGGTATACATTTCCTTTTTCTCTCTTAGAGTATCATCTAGTGCGGTTAAAATCATATCAAAGAGTGTTTTATTTTCTTCTATCCTAGATATTTTATACTTAGTATCTTCTATGACATTGTATTTTAAATTAAAATCTTTAGCTAACATTTTTACAAGTTCACTTGCAGTTTTATTACTATATACGTAAGTATCTTTATTCTTAAAATATCTTAACTGGTCGTAAGCAACAATTTTAATGTGATTTTCTTTGTCTCTTTTCTTCTGAAATATATATCCATAGAATATACCTACACCTTTGTAATACAGCCTTACAGAGTTACCTTCACAAAACTCTAATATATCATCCATGACTATTGTAAATTCTAATTTACTTGGCGCTCCTCGTCTTTCTATCTCCCATGTGATTCCATCTAAAACGACAGGCTCATAGAAATCTTCCCAATGTGCTATGACTAATCTTACATCTCTATCATTTGCTAACACTAAATCATCAGACAAGCCTCAACACCTGCCCTTTGTAAATAGTATATTTACTTAAATTCTTCCCCTTATTTGCCTTATCCATCATTGATTTATTTAGTTCATATACTTTCTTATATAGTGAACCATTTCCTAATTGCTTTTGACAAATTGCCCAAAGAGAATCCCCTGCCTTGACTGTATATGTTTTACCATTTGGCTTATTGGATGAATCTGGTCTAAACTCTTTTGGTTTCATGACTGGAGGGGGAGTCCTGCCATAGTTTGTCTTTTCAGGTGTTGCAAGTACTAACTTTTTAGTTGAGTAATCTCTATATTGCTTTAATTTTATTGCAACTTTTGTATCTGAGCCATTGTCTGCATCTTCTACTATGTTATATTCCTCTAAGGATACTTTCATATTAGTATTAAATAATACTTTTCCACCCATTTCTCTTGAAACAATAAATTGGAATGGCTTACAATCTGTTTTTAATAGTTCTAATTTACTCAAAAAGAATTGAACATCTTTAAAAGCACCTTTGTAAAACGGTAATTTATTGTGTGTAAACTCTGCTTCAAAACTTATTTCAGATAGACCAGGAGTCTTTAATATGTTTACTTCTCCATCATTTATAAGGTCTACAGTTTTATTTTTATTTGTTGTTTTTATTTCTAATTTGCCAGGTGTGATTGGTAATTGTACTCCATCCAAGTAAAAATCATAAGCCACGATTACACCTCCTCTCTAAACTATTCCTTCTGCTGATACAACCATAGCATCGTTTAATTTTTCAGTTAATACATTAACTATTCCATCTAAGTCAGTATCTCTACTTATATTGTTAGTATTGTTCATATCAATTTTTATGTTTACTCCTGTGAATCTGTTTATTGTTTCCTGTTCTGCTATGTCTCTAAGATATTTTAAGTCTTCTTGACTTTTGTCCATTGTCTTTGCCATTTTAGCTGTGTTTCCTGCCGTGTCTTTTGCACCTTTTGCTGCGTCATTTAATGGAGAATTTAATCCTGCTGAGCCTATTCCATCACCAAGTCCGTATTTTTTATCCCATAAATCGTCTAGACCTAAATCTTTTTTTGCTTTTTCAGCTATTTTGCTAATATCGAATTTATCTTTTATATTAGTTTCTAGTTTATCTCCCCATTTATAGCCTGCATCCCAAGCTTTACCATAGTTAAATCTGTCAAAATGCAGTTTATTAGGGTCCATTCTTTCAACTTTTATTTTAGCTTCCCCTGCGACTTTATCTGTCCACCCTTGTAATTTATCTTGCCAACCACTCACTGCATTTGCTAGATTTGAGCCAAATATGGTATCTATTGCAGATGCTATGCTTCTTAATATACCTAATACCGCATCAGCCATTCTAGATACCGCCCTTATGACAGAGCCAATCGAGTCGTCTAAAAAATTAGCAAAGAACTCTGCAAAGTTTGCTAAACTATTATAAATTAAAGCTACAATATCTATAATTAAGTTCCCTGTTGCAATAAATAAATTTCCTATGAAAGCTGCCGCAACTGATATTGCTCCTGCAACAATTCCAATTGCACTTACACTAGTTCCTGCAAAATGATTGAATATAGCCACTGCTACAAATATTGCTGCTATTACTGCAATTATACCTAAAACTACCCACGTTAATGGACATGCATATAATGCCGCATTTAAACCATGCTGAGCCGCTATTTGCATCCATGTAGCTCCTGTCGCTAGTTCGTGCATAATCACTGTCTGAGTCATTTGGAAATTGAACCAACTGGCTGATAAAGATGCTATTTTATTTGCTACTGAAAGTGCTATAGCTGCTATTGTATAGATACCAATCGCTGCTACAATTCCCCAAATCACAGGAGCGATAATCGACCAATTCTGTGCAAATGCATTAGCAATATTTAATACTTGTGTTATTATCCAACCTAGCCCTTGTACAACTAAATTAGTTCCAACAATCATCACATTAAAAAAATTCTGAAAAGCTGGACTACTCAGTAAATCAATAAATCCATTGAAAACACTATATCCAACATTTCCAAGAACATATATAGCATCAGTTACATTTGCAATAAAGGTTCGGAATCCTCCACTTGAAACTACATTTTCAATTTTCTTTTGTATAGCACCAAATATCATTACTGCGTTATTTTTTACGCTAGTAAAAATTTGACCCAGTGTATAAGGCATTTTTTCAAACTGAGCATTTGTTTCGGCTGATGCTGCAAGTAATGAGTTTTTTACAATATCGGCTGTAAGCATTCCCTCTGATGCCATACCTCTAATTTTACCTATATCTGTGTCCAAATAGTCAGCAATCGACTTAATTATATTAGGTGCTGACTCAAATACAGCATTCAGTTCTTCTCCTCTCAGTACTCCAGAACTTAATCCTTGAGTTAATTGTAGCAACGCTGAACTCATTTCTTGAGTACTAGCCCCTGCAATTATGAACTTTTTGTTGAGTTGTTCAGAAAAACTTACAATTTCTCTAGTGCTAGAAAATGCACTACCTGCATTCATGCCTATGCGACTCACTATTTGTGCCGTATCTAAATAAGATGCACGAGACCTTTCGGCAGATTGGAAAATCATCTTATTTAGTCCTCCATCAGATAATTGTCCATCGTTTATCATACTCAAGCGTGCATTAGTGTTAGTCATTTGGTCGCTTAAACTACCTAATCCTCCTATCGTCTTTAAGCCCATATAAGCTCCAGCAATCTTTTTAACACTTCCTAGCAATCTATCTGCATCACTTGCTCCCTTGTTAATATCTTCGTTAAATCTTCTCTGTTGCTCGTCAGCTTTTCCTATATTCTGTTCTATTCTAGTAAGAATATTTTCTATGTTATTTAAACTCTGCTGAGATGTTTGTATCCCACTTGTGTTAAGCGGATTATGCAATCTTTGTTGCAGTCTATCGAAACTGTTAATCGTGGTGTTGATAGCATTAGTCATATTCCTAAAGGCAGGTGTCATTCCGTCAAAAATACGGATTGATGTTTGTATTGTAGCCATATTTTCACTCTCCTTCCATAAATTTTTATATAAAAAAACACCTACATTAGTAAGTGTTTACAGATTTAATAATTCTTTTTTCTTAGTATTAAATTCTTCTTCTGTTATTGCCCCTAAGTCTAACAATTCTTTTAATCCCTTTACTTGTTGTATTGCATCATTAGAATTACTTTGCATATTAACAGCTTCATTATCCTTTACAATTATTGCTAAAACAGATAATATTTCTTGTGCAGAAGAATATGCCATTTTGTAAATTGAAGAATTACTTTTAGTTCTTAATTGTATCAGGTTTACATAAACATTAGGATTACTTAAATTATTTAAGGTTATTTTTATCTTAAGACTGTCTATGAAAGCTTTTGTTGTTCTTTTAGCTGTTACACCTCCAACTATAGCTCCAGTTGCACCAAACAAAGCTCCTCCTGCTAAAGCTCTCCCTACACCACCTTTAGTCACAGTCTCGCCATTTTCTAAAAGTTCATATTCAATAATATCACTATAATTATAAACATTTAAATTCATTCTCTCTCTATCAAAACCATTTAAAACAACAAATCTTTTACTATCATCATCAAATTCTATAAGTTTTGCTATTTTTTTTTGTCGCCTTAAAATTTTCAGAATCTTTTTTGCTAATTATTTTTAATTCAATAGCTTTCTCAACCTCAGCCTTAGTTGGCATTTCACGATATAAATTATTATTTCCTGGAATAAAAGTAGCAACTGCATATTTTTTGAAACAGTTTTTACATAACCATCCATCAGCAATTTTTTGTTTCCCTTTTTCTCCACAAATACAACAATTCTCTTTACTTCCGAATAATCCCATAATATTACCCCCCACGAAATTTTATAAGATTATTATACTATATAAGTAAAATTTTTACATTATTATCACCTTCTTTCAATAAAAAAACACCTACCTGAGTAAGTGTTTTTTAGTATATTATTTAATTATTATTTTTCTCTTGTTGTATTTTATAATGTTCATCTATTATATTCAATAATTCATGAAACTTTTTTGGATTTATTTCTCTTAGCTGTTTTAATATAATAGCAGTTTTCATGAATCTATCTATATCATTTGAACCACATATATCAAGTAAACTTTCACGCATTGTATTAATCCCCCTCAAAACTAAACTAAAATATATTATTTAATACAATAGAATTTACTCAATCTTATAAACCACATGATAATTCTTCTTTTCACCTGCAATCTTAGCAGGTCTATTATTTTCCTCTATCCATTTACTAACCTTATCTATTACACTCTTTGTATATTTATTTACAGTACCAGTCCAAGAACCATTAGTTTCCCAAACACCTTTGACTTCGTTTTCTTCTAAATCAATCTTTTTAATAATCTCACAAACAGCCAACTGTGCTGGTTTATTACTTTTAGAATATAATTTTAACTTAGATGCTATTTGCTTTGTATCAAAATAACGCTCTTTTTCATCTATTTCTATTGGTAAATCAATTCCTGCCTTTTTATATAATGTCTTTGCTGTAAGTAACTTAGATTTATTGTCAAATCCTGCATCATCTAATAGTTCTTTTAACATAGATGTGCTATTATAAGCCAGTTGTAACTTTTCAATTTCGCTTGCTTTTTCTCTCAACTTATCTGGGTCAGCATTGTTAGTTATGTATGCACCAGTTTGTCGAATGGCTGGAAGTACTTCATCGCTTATCCAATCTTGAAACTTCTCTGCTTCTTCTTTTCTTGATTTAAATATTAACTTGTATACTCCACTCTCTGTTAAGAACTTTTCACCTGCATTATTCAGTTTTCGGATGTCCTTATCTAGGACAGCTGAATTTTTTAATAATATAGCTTGGGTATCATTCATTTTAGATAAGTGATTTCTTATTGCACTATCACTTAGCTCTAAACATCTTCCACAATCATATGGATTAAATAAAACTTGCCCATTATATTCAAATATTTCAATCTCTTTTCCTTCAAAATTCATTAATTCATTCATAGTAAATTCCTCCTTAAATTTGATTGTAAGAAGTACCTTACTATGATAGAATATATTTCATAGAA